AAACTACAATATAAAAAAATAATAGTTCATGAAAAAATAAGTAAATTATTAGTTCATGAAAAATAAGGAAATTATGGGTCATAAAAAATAAATGAATTAAACCTGTTATTATAGTGTTAAATAACTATTTTATATGCCAGTATATAAAATAGCTATTTAACACTATAATAACAGGTTTAACAGGACTAAATATATAACTGTTAAAAATAAATGATAATATTTAGTTGAATTTAATATCCTGAACATATCTAAACTGCGATTATCGACTAAACCCTGAACGGCAGCGAATTGACTGAACGTCTGACGGACTTAAATCATGATATCGGACAATTAAAAGATGCTAACAGTGCCAAGCTTAAGGAATTATATGCAAAATATGCACCCAATGTAGAGTTGTTTGATCCATTTGCCATCAACGGCGAGTAGATCTATGCGTATATTCGATATATTTATTTTGATCGCAAACCTTATTTCGGTCATCATTGTTGTTTAAGAGATGTATAAACCATCCAACTGTGGAGAAGAACACAAACACAATAACGACATCCCATAAATAGTACATTTTTTAATTGTTATATTTTTTTGTGACTGTTTTATTATATTTTTATTATATAATAACATAACCATAATAATATAACACAAAAAATGTCTTTTATGTTTAAAGGTCCTGCAGCTCTAACTGCTGGTTCGACTGTCCCCGCTGAATCCATAAACTCAGCACTATCCGTAGCTGGAACTGATTTAACTGTTGCAGATGATTTAACTGTTGGTGATGATTTACATGTCAAAGATATAATTATCGCAAATACGGGGTCACTTACAGTAAATGATAGCACTCCTATAACATCAATAGAAGGTGGTGGTGCTGTATTAGTAACCAAAAGTTATGTGGATACCGCGATATCTAATACACATAAAGTACAAGTACTTATAGATGTAACTGGTGGCGCGTATTCACCTGTTGATTTAAGTACACATCATGTATATTACTTTGCCAATATCGATTATGAAGTATCATTACCATATCCGGTGACACTGACATGTACGGTGTTAACATCACCAGCTCCAGTAAATGGACACCGCGTGTTTATTGCATGGACTAGACGTGGAAGTGGAGATCAAACCAAATTGAAATTAAATTTTGGGTCTCAGATTGTACAAGGTCCTTCGAATGCATTTCGTTATATATTACTTAGTGGATTACATTCATCAGTTTTATTATACTATGCATCAACAGATGTATTGAGTGGTAGTAGTCCCAGGTGGTATCCGATTGAAGGTAATGGTATCACATTTACGAATTCGTGAATTCATAAATTTTATATAAATCTATATTATATAAATCTATATTATACATTTTAAATGGATAACATTTCGGCATCACTTGAACCTATCTTATCGGAAAGGCCTGAACACAATGCACCCACGATCAGTGAAGATTCAACAACAATATTTATTCAGCAACAAAAAGATGCAATTAATTCGAATGCATCTGGGATGAAAGAGTTATTAATTAAATTACGTAAACGACATATAGCATATGCAGCTATGAATGCGGAATCAGCGAAAATATCCGCAACTCGATCAACTGCATTTTCTATTACTGTAATTATCATTGGTGCCGTATCAACAATGATCGCAAATGGGATAGAACAAGTAATAGATACACCTTGGACAGTCGTTTTTATGCAAGTAATGTCGGGTATAATGGTTGCAATCACAGCAATTGATTCACTTATTAATTATGCGAAAAAGAGTGTATTATATGGGGATGCAAAAAAAATACATTTAAATGCAATTGATCTAATTGATATCGCATTAGTAAGTGACAAAGATTCGGAAGATGATATTAAATACGACTATACGGGTATTCTTAAAGAGATTCAAACAATTCATAATAATTTAAGGAATAATGGATTGGAAATATTACCGGAAGTAGGAAAGTTATATACGGAATATGAAGCACCATGGCTTGAATCAACATCTGTCTAGGATATTGGATGTATTACATGAGTAACATTCATGTTGTGTTAATGTATTTTTTTTGCCAACAGTATTTGATAAAATTAAAATTACTGGTACTGCAGCAATAAGTATAAATACTACCAATACTATAACAATTATAATAAGTGCTTTAATATTTGGATTCATTTTTCTTAATACTATAACAAAATATAATAAAAAATATTACTTTATAATAAAAATGTCAATACATGTCGTAACTGTCGCTAATAAATCTGATGGATATTATAAAATACTTAAACAGAGTTGTATTTTACATGGATGTAAATTAACTACACTTGGTTTTGGTGAAAAATGGGGTGGATTTGTATGGAAATATACACAAATGCAAAAATTTCTTAAAACAGTAGATCCCACGGATATTGTAATATTTGTTGACGGATTTGATGTTATAATGACAGAACACATTGACACATTTATGACGAAATATAATGAATTTGGGAAAAGTATTGTGATTGGAATATCAAATTTAAATGAATTAACTAAATTTATTTCCAGACGAGTATTCAAAGTGGTTAAATATAATGGAAAACGATATTATACATGTTCAGGATTATATGTAGGATTTGTAAGCGATTTATCAACAATGTTTGATTTGATAGATCGATATCTAGGATTTAGTAATTATAATGATGATCAAGTATTATTAAATAAGTTTCTTAATTCATCAAATCCAATTATCAAAGAGTTTGTTAAATCTAAAATAGCACTTGATACTCAAGTTACATTATTTAATAATACAGCACGTAAGAGTACATTAGATTCTATATTTAAATATACTGGACAGATTAATTTGAAATATGCGTTGACTGAATCTGGGCCGAAACTTTTGAATCAATATAATAAATCATCTAGTTTTATACATGGACCCGGTAGTATTAATTTAAAGCCATATATTGAAAAACTTGGGTATACTGATGTTCCAGATACAGTACCGTATGTAAATGCACGATTAACACATTATACTAAGTTATTTATAAATGGAATGTTTTGGTATGATTGGGTTTTAGTATTCATCGTATTAATAATATTAATTGTTATAGGCATTATATTGGTTAAAAAAATTCAAATGAAAAAAATTAGAATGAAACAAAATCGAATGAAAAAATTAGAATGAAAAAATTAGAATGAAAAAATTAGAATGAAACAAAATCGAATGAAACAAATAATTTATATATATATTACAATACATTATATACACATATATAGTGTCTCCGCAATACGTGCTCCCATGGCAGAAAAATCTCCCGCCACCATTGCAGCGGAAACTGTGTACGTAGTAACCGCTGCAAATAAATCAGACGGATATTATGATATATTAAAAGAAAGTTGTATTCGTAATGGATGTGAGCTTACAACATTAGGATTTGGTGAGAAATGGGGCGGATATGTATGGAAATATACAAAAATGCGTGAATATCTAAAAACAATTAAGCCGAATGATATTGTAGTATTTGTGGATGGATTTGATGTTATAATGACAGAAAATATTGATACAGTTATGAAAAAATATAGAAAATTTGAGAAAGATATAGTTATTAGTGTTGCATATGAAAGTAATTATTCTAAACATATTGCGAAACGATTATATAAATTAGTAGAATATAAAGGAAATGAATATAGTGTAAATACAGGATTATATATGGGAAAATGCGATACATTACTGAAAATGTATGATTTAATTGATCGGAATCATGGATTTAAGAATTATAATGAAGATCAGTTATTAATGTCGGTATTTTTAAATAATAGTAAACAATTTATGAATACGTATATTGCTTTAGATACCAAAGCAACTCTATTTAATAATGCAATGCGTGTCAATATCAAAGATTATGTATTTGATTCGAGTGGAGATAAGAAATTAAATATATCGTATAAAAATAATCAAATACTTAATACATTTAATCAATCATCAAGTTTCTTACATGGGCCTGCTAGTGCCCGTTTAACGCCATATTTAGAAAAATTAGGATATAAGAATATACCGGATATTGTCCCACTATCAAATGAGCGTGCGTTATTTTATTCGAAATTATTCTTGGCTGGAATGTTTTGGCATGACTGGGTAATTATATTTATTGTATTACTAATAATTATGTTCACAATCGTGTTGACAGTTATGATAGTTCGTGCGATTCGATATAAAAAATTTGTTAAAAAAAATAGATAAGTAATATATATAATAAAATGTCAGTCCATATCGTAACCGTTGCGAATAAATCGGGCGGATATTACGAAATATTAAAAGAAAGCTGTATTCGTAATGGATGTAAATTAACAACACTTGGATTTGGAGAAAAATGGACTGGATTTATGTTTAAATATAAACAACTACAAAAATTTCTTAAATCGGTAAATTCTGATGATATAGTGATATTTGTAGATGGATTTGATGTTGTGATGAATGAACATATAGATATATTTATTCAGAAATATAAGAAATTTAATAAAAGTATCGTATTAAGTGTTATATATAATTCAGATACATTAAAGTTTATTGAGAAACGCATGTTTGGTACCGTAAAATATAATGGATCAGATTATTTTATATGTGCTGGGTTAAATGTCGGTAAGGTTAGTGATTTAGCATATATGTTGGATTTAATGGATATTGAGTCTGATAAAAATAATGATGATCAGTTATTACTTACGAAATTTATAATTAATAATCCTGAGTTTGTAAATGAAAAAATTGCATTAGACACGCAAATGGAATTATTTACAAATGCGTCACATCCTACATGTATAGATCTAATATTAAAAAAATCTGATACACTTACAATTTCATGTAATGATGGGTATATATTAAATAATTTAGGTAATCGATCTGTATTTATTCATGGGCCAGGTAAAGCAGATTTGAAACCATATTTAAAACAACTAGGATATACAAATATACCTGATGCCGATCCATATCAATTCTCTGGATTCAAACATATATCGAAATTATTTGTAGTTGGAATGTTCTGGTATGATTGGGTAATTGTATTTATTGTATTAATAATACTAATATTATTAATAATACTAATAATCAAAATTATTCGATATAAAAAGCTGAAACGTAGAAATAAAGCAGCTGATATTAATAAACAATAGTATTTTCTTCACAGATCGTATATTCAAGACTATTATTCCGTAACTTACAAACAAATTTTTTTTAATAAATAGTATTATATCCTCAGTACGCGGGCCCATTTATTCTACATTATGACGGATAGCATTCGACAGGATAGCATCTATGTGGTAACAGTTGCGAATAAATCAGATGGATATTATGAAATACTTAAACAGAGTTGTATTCGTAATGGATGCAAACTTATAACACTTGGATTTGGCGAGAAATGGGAAGGATTTGGCGAGAAATGGGAAGGATTTGTATGGAAATATAAAAAATTAAGAGAATTTCTTAATACTATCAAGTTAGATGATATTGTTGTATTTGTAGATCATATTGATATATTTATGGAACGATATAAAAAGTTTGATAAGAGTATTATCCTGCCGGATAGGCGCAGTAATATATCCGCATAATACGTGATACGATTCTGCCGAATTTAGCAGTAATTGATCCGCTAGTTGCGGATATTTATCTGCGGCAGCACAATGGGCCCGCGCGCCGCGGTAGTATTGTTAATAACCCAAATATTATCAAATATTTTGAGAAAAAAGTATTCAATACAATCAAATATAAGGGATCTGAATATTGGCTATGTTCTGGACTATATGTTGGTAGAGTTAGTGATTTAGCATATATGTTCGATGTAATGGATATTGATTCCGATACAGATAATGATGATCAGTTATTACTTACAAGATTTATAATTAATAATCCTAAGTTTACGAATGACAAAATTGCATTGGATACGCAAATGGAATTGTTTACAAATGCAGCTCGTAAAAAAATAAAAGATTGGCTTATTAAGGATACTACCGCGGCGCGCGGGCCCATTGTGCTGCCGCAGATAAATATCCGCAACTAGCGGATCAATTACTTCTAAATTCGGCAGAATCGTATCACGTATTATGCGGATATATTACTGCGCCTATCCGGCAGGATAATACTAATAGTGAACTTAAATTAACGTATAAAGATGGACAGATTTTAAATGAATTTGATAAACCAACGATATTTCTTCATGGTCCAGGTAGTGTTAGTTTAAAACCATATATTGAGAAACTTGGATATACAGATGTACCAGATATTCCAACATTTTCGAATGCACGAACAGTGAGATCAAATAAAGTAAGATCAAATAAAAGTTTGCAAATTTGAATTTATTAATATATAATAGTATTAGTGTCGGATCTGCATTATAGATTTCAAAATGAACAGTGATGTGAAGATCGTATTTAAACCTGGATCAACATGTCCTCAGTATGTATCATCGGAAGTTTGGGAACAGTTAGATCTAACGAAATATATCACAATTACGTATATGAATAATTTATGGGAAGATACAACTTTTATATCACAGATTTTAAACCTTAATCCGGATAATATGAAATACAAATTATACCGCGATATATATCTAACCGATGGTATAAAACAGTTCATGAAAATTATTCTGCGTGAAAAAAATACGATTGAATCGCCATCCTCTGTTATGATAACTAAGTGGATTGAAGTTTAGCTTCGAGTGCTACAATACGTTCTTGAAGTTTCGAATTTTGGTCTAGAACCTTAGCCATATCAGTTTGGAGCTTAGACATATCATTTCGAAATTGTGTTGCGATAAGTAATACTTGGCGACGATCTTCCTTGATAAGTCGATGTACCTCATGTAGTGCCTTATGATGTTTAACAATATGTTGTGACGCTGTTAGTAGAACTTCCGAATTCGATTTACCATCTTCATGGACTTTGTTAATACTTGCTTTTAGTTTTTCGAGTTCTGTTGTAGTCGAATATCCGATTTCTGCACATAAAGCTTCGACCCATTGTTTGTGCTTTTTCAACTGATCCGCTTTATCTTGGCTACTTTGTACAAATACATCTTTAAAATGATCCAAATCAATCTCAATACTAGTTTTTTTTCGTGTATGATATTGTTCTAACAGTTGTAATTGTTCTTGTACTGGAATGTCTGGTTTTCGTTTCTTTGGCTCGCCTTTTTTGTATGGGTTCGTATTAGGATAGCCTAGGATGGCCGATTCGTCTTGCATTTTATAATAGATCACTATGTGGCTATCCTGCCGGATGGACGCCGCAATTGGTCCTCTAGTTGCTGAGTGGCTAAAGTCAGATGTATAAGGGTTATTAATATTAAAAAGTAAAAAATTCAAATTTAGCAATAAATTTGATTTTCTGATCAAGTAAATTACAATCTTGTATATCGGAATTTAGCGATAATTAATATCAAATTTATTGTCTTGCGGACCCATTTGTTCTGCATTATATTTAAACCATAATATTTTTTACGTCAGATGAAGACTGTATGCAGGCTTTCCTTTTGTTCTATCAATAAATTCATTCATGATTGTTTTTAAATTCGATCATAAATATTTATGTTATCGTTATAAATTTATAATATATTTATAACAATCACATAAATATGAATATTCACTCAGACCAAATCCTCTGGGATGATACAGTACCGTTTGTTTTCCCCATTTCAACAGGTCAAGTTATTAAAGTATATGATGGTGATACGATCACTGTAGCCGCGTATATGCCCTATATTCATGAATCCCCATTATTTCGATTTTCAGTTCGACTAATTGGTATTGATACACCAGAGATAAAAGGACGCAGTAAAGAAGAGAAACAGGTTGCAAAAGACGTACGAGATATATTGAGTGATGAATTATTACATCGAGTTGTTCTTCTTAAAAATGTGCAAACTGACAAATACGGACGCATATTAGCTGATGTGTATTTAGAAGATTTACATGTAAATAAATGGCTAATTGATAAAAAACACGCAGTGAAATATGATGGCGGAAAAAAACAGGAGTTTCAAATTCAACCCTGTATTTAAATTAATATATACCTAAACCTCACGCCCTTTACTCCCTACGCGGCGCTGCGCGCCGACTTCGGTCGCCAGGGCTGCGGTTTAAATCCGGTCCTAATTTTTTTAATCGGGTTGAGCCGCAGGGCGGCGCGTAGCGCCTTGCCCGTGATGGTCATATACCAAAATGTTAAATTATAATAGGCTGAAGCGATGATAGTTGCTAGACTTTTAATATTTAACAATTCATTATTAGTATAATTTTCTAAATTTGAATATTGTTATTTTATAAATTTATAATCAACTCTCCTAAAATCGTTTCAGGTACGCAAAAAGACAATATTTCACTTGTTTTACTACAAAAAATGGGGAAATATTTCAATCCTCCAACTGCCAATGCTGCCTTTGCAGCGGGAGGCCTTCGACTGAATAATGTAACCAAGTATCAAGAGCTTATGACACGCCTGCCGAAGGGTTATGTGCTCGTTGGGCGTTTCAACCGAGGTCTATCCCATCTAATGCCACTTTTGCCAAATGAGAATGAGTATAATAAATTCATGAGACAGTACAACGACGGACATTTGATCACATATGAATTCTATGCAATGCCGAACTCCGTGTTTGGTATCAGCACAACATCTGGTAGTGCAGCCAGCACAACCTCTGGTAGTGTAGCCAGTGCAACCTCTGGTACTGTAGCCAGTGTCACCTCTGGTACTGCAGCCAGTACAACATCTGGTGCTGCAGCCAGTACAACATCTGATGAGGCCCATTACGCACGGATTTTGCGCATCAATGCCGTATTGGCCATGATGGCCGGCCTAGTCGCGACTTGTCGTAATTGCAAATCGGAGGGCCAAAGTGGACAGAAATGCCCGAAAAAGTGTGGGGGGTATTGCATCTGAACGTATTATATGTTATTTTTTTTAATAACTAAAACATAATCAATATTGAAAATTGTCTAGATAAAGTTGTTCTTACTGGCGTTTGAGCAGGGGTTTGAGTTGGGCTCGTACAGGCGCGATTACGAAGACCAAGGGAAATTCTGAAGTATTCGCAGCACAGCGATATTGCCAAATTTGAGTTTTTTTAGTCTAAAAATAATAACACAATAACACAATAAAACAATCTTCTCAGAAATGGCGCCATTACCGCCACGTCATGACGAAATTAAACGTTTTCATCCCAACCCAGCGACCTATTGGTTCCTACTTCGGATGCTGGTCGAAATCGTCATGGGCAGTATTGACCCCAATATGACATTCCGGGACCGGCGCTCCGAAAACAAGTTCTACGCTAGGAATGACGTCAACAGTAACGATATGCAACATGTTCGAGATGTGGCCATATGCGGATACAGCACTGGGTATGACTTCGCACGTAAAAACAAAATCCTACTTGTCGAGGTCAGACAGTGCAAGGCACTCACGAAGCTACATGCTCGCTTTGCATTTGACCTGTGGAAATCCAAGTATGTTGGTCCATGCAGTGACAGCAAATTTGATCTATTCAAGCTTTGCTTCTCTCGTGGGATCCGAAAATATTCTACTATGCGATAGTGAACGCGTGTTTAGTATGATTGTTTTTTTTAGGGAAAAAAACTAAATCGTGTTAAGTTCTCACACGAAATATGGCCGCAATATCGGGAAGCAATTCACGCAAAGACTTGGGCGCACATTCGGGTCGTAATATCATCTTATTAAGTGTATAATTTGCAGAGTCTGCATCGATTATGAGCTGATAATCAGCCCAACTATATTGTCTATCCCAGCTGCTCTCATTTAATTCATCCGTTATACCTCTTCTTGTAAATGATGGTGTATTAATAGAATTATTAACCTGTGGTAAACAATTATATTTCTCAGTATTTCTAATGTCCCACTTAGTATTTTGAATGTCCCTTTCAGTATTTGACATAGTCCCTCCGGGCAGAATAGTATAGAGATTAGTTGTGTTATATATAAATGATTAAGAATTCAAATTTAGAATTTATATCAGGGATAATATCTCTGATAAATTCTAAATTTGATAAATTTGAATTTAATAATCATAAAAGTTATATTATAATGTAATTTGAGGACAATACACACTTTAAACCAACATGGGAAAGTACTTCAACCCGACTACTGAAGAGGCTGTACGAAATGCAGGAGGACGTGAATTGTATGTATATGGGAAGTATCAATATCTGTCACTAATGCGCGAAATTAAATATGGAGAGTGTTTGGTTGGACGTTTTAACAAGGGATTTTCACATGTGATGCCACTTCTAAACAATGAAGATGAATTTGAAGAGTTTATGAATCAATATAACGCAGGTTACTTTCTTTCATACGAATTCTATGCAATGCCAAACTCCGTATTTGACATTAACCAAACATCTAATACCGCGTCTAGTGCCGCGTCTAGTACCATAGCTAGTGCTGCGTCTAGTGTCGTAGCTAGTGGCGCTTCTAGTGGCGCGTCTAGCGCCGTAGATAGCGCCGTAGCTAGTGGTGCGTCTAGTACCGCTTCTAGCACCGCTTCTAGCGCCGTAACTAGTACCGTAGCTAGCGCCGTAGCTAGTGCTGCACCTAGTGCTACACCTAGTGTCGTAGCTAGTACCGCGTCACCTAACAAATTTGTGGTACGTGACGAGGGTCTACATTGCTCATTTTGGAGCCCATATAAAAAATAAAATTAATTTAGAAAACACACTAATAGTGTTTATGTTATTTTTTTTTAATATTAAAAAACAAATGTAAAATTAAATCTCAAACAGAGTATGATGTACACACATCACACGGATCTAAATCAAATGTAAATGGGCGCCAAATCAGATTAGTTGTGTTATATATTAATGATTAAAAAAATCAAATTTAGCTTATATATCTCTGATATATTTATTATTATTTATATTAGTTTTAAAATGATTATATAATCTCATTTATAATTTTCAGAAATGGGTTGTTGGGATATTTTTTTGTCCTATATGTGGATTACCACTTGGTTATAATATAATTGATTCGATTAAAAAAAAATGGATATGGTAGTTATATTGATTCAGTTAAAATAAAAGATAATAGCTGGTCGAATAAATGTACAATATTATTATTAAATACAGTTTCTAAACATGGATTTACAGAAATTGCATGTAATATTACATTTTCAAATAAAAAAGAAGAGATAATAGTAGATAATGTGAATGAATCTGGGAAATTTGGAATTGCTATACATACAGATTGTTGGAAATATGCGAGTCATATTTTATCGCGTAAACTTGTTTTGGATGATTTTGATATGAAAAAAGGGACAAAAGAACATTATAAATTTTCATATTTAAAAAATAAAGAGTTATCAAAATATCATGGCCAAGATTTTGATTTGGAATCTTTCTGTTCAACGCCTAATAATTTATATTTATTATATTCACCACTCAATAAATCAAAATTAGCAGATCTTAATAGATCGCGTATTAAAAATAATATATTAATATTAGATAAACATAAACCAAAATCTCGTCCATCGCCAATCTGCAACAATTTTTAAAGTTGGAACACAGTTAAAAGGAAGCAATGGTCGAATATATATCGTAAAAAATAGTAATAAAGTCAAACGATGGGTTCCTATTAATATGTAAAAAATTATACGATATACTAACTACAATCTATACGTTCGCTTTAGCGGCAAGTAGTAGTTCCACTACATCGAAGTCGCCGTATTCCTCTGCATACTGGTATGGCGTTGTACCATCGGCATCCGGAATATTCACGTCTGCTTTTGCCGATATAAGCAGTTCGAGTGCGTTGCAATTGGTTGATGTTGAATGTATAATTGCACGCATCACAGGTGTAAAATGGTACTTTTCACATGCATCATTCACATCCGCGTTGGCGTTTATGAGCATTTCCATCACACCCAAATTACCACGTGCTGTCGCAGCATTTAGGGGTGTGTCCCCACGTATTCCTCCATGTGCGTTTACATTGCCCTTGGCCTTAATAAGTAATTCCAAGACTTCACTATTTTGTTTGTGCACCACAGCCAGGTAGACTATGTTGCTGTAGCCATCGAAGCTCGCATTTACATCGGCATTGGCAGATAGAAGAAATTTGAGCATATCAATATTACAACCTCCGTCGACTTTGAGTATGGCATTGATCGGTGGGTAGAGGTAAAAGTCACAATAGTTAGGGTTTACACCATTCGCTAGCAACTTTTTAACCTCTTCTATATCTCCCCGGATACACGCTTGATTTAGAAGCGCTTCCGGTGAATCTTTAGCTTTTTTAGTATATCTTTTAACATATTCAGCATATTTTTCCATTATAACGGCGGGCGGGGGGG